TGTTTCTGAGGACGGAAATACTCCTGCCGCACAAACAATTCGCCTTGGCGTTGAGCTTTTAAAATCAACAGAGGACGCTTCTTCAGGAAATGAAGTTGTGGACATTAGTGCTATTTATTGGACACTCGGAAGTGGGGCTACAGCCACCATTACACGCAATAGTGTCTTACTACATACTTTACATATGTCAGGTAAACTAGAGTTTTATGGTTTCTCCGACAACAGACAAAATGAAGAAGATATTGTTGTTAGTGTAACTGGTGGTGCAGGAACAGTTATTGTTCAAACTGCTAAAATCGCTGGCTATGGTCCGCAACAACATCAGAACCAGGGAGATCTAGGCTAATGAGACTTATTAAAGAAATTACAGAAGATGTACAATACATCTCAGAAGAAAAAGACGGTAAGCGTAATCTTTATATTGAAGGCGTTTTCTTACAGTCTAATTTAACTAACCGCAATGGACGAGTATATCCTAAAGAAGTTATGCAAAAAGAAGTTGCACGATATACAAAAGAGAATATTGATAAGAAAAGAGCAATGGGTGAACTTGGACACCCCGATGGTCCTTCTTTGAATCTTGACCGTGTATCACACATCATTGAATCGTTGAGAGAAGATGGTGATAATTACATTGGTAGAGCTAAAATTCTTGAAACACCTATGGGTAAAATTGCCGCTAATCTTATTGAAGCCGGCGCACAACTAGGTGTTAGTTCAAGAGGATTGGGTTCTATCAAAGAGAAAAATGGAATTAATGAAGTACAGGACGATTTTGTTCTAGCCACTGCGGCTGATATTGTTGCTGACCCTTCTGCTCCAGATGCATATGTTGAAGGTATTATGGAAAGCAGAGAGTGGGTTATGGTTGATGGTGTATGGACAGGGCGTGAAGTTGAAATAGCTCAAAAACATATCAAGCAAGCATCAAAGGGTGAACTAGAGGAAGCCAAAATGCAGGTGTTCAGTTCTTTCTTAAATAAGTTGTCGAAAATTTAATTCTTATAAATAATTTATACAAAACGGAAAATCCTTAAGGAGATAACAAATGGCTGTAGAAAGCAAAATCAGAGAGCTTCTCACCAAGACTACAGATGTAGAACTTGTTGAAGAAACAACTCAAGAACTAGACGAGATGCAAAAACTTGCACCTAACGCTGGACCAGGCGACTCTAGCTCACCTGCACAAGGTAGTTCAGACGCTAATCCAGAAATGGAAGATTTGTCAGGAACAGGCGATGGCAAAGGTGGATTGACTTCACCTATTGGTAAAGCCGCTTCTGCAAAAGCATCAAAAGATACAACATTACCAGCTGGTAACGGCGCAGGTGATGCTCCTAACTTTGAAACTAAAGGTGGCAAGGCTTCTGGTCTAGCCGCTGAAGCAGTTGAATCTGACGATGAAGAAGAAGTCATTGACGAAGATGAAGATGAAGTAGAAGAAGAAGCAATTGTTGAAGAAGAAATTCTTGAAGACGAAGAAGCTGAAGAAACACTTTTCGAAAATGACATTGCTAACTTGTTCCAAGACGAAGAACATCTTACAGAAGAATTTAAAACTAAAGCGGCATCATTGTTCGAAGCAGTTGTAACTGCCCGTGTTGCCTCTGAAGTAGACGAAATCCAAGTTGAGCTGGCTGAAGAAGCTCGTATTGCTCAGGAAACATTTATGGAAGAAACTGTTGAGAAAATCGATGGTTACCTCAATTATGTTGCTGAGAACTGGATGAAAGAGAATGAACTTGCTATTGAACGTGGTCTCCGTACAGAAATTACTGAAGACTTCATCCTTGGCATGAAAACTCTTTTTGCAGAGCATTACATTGAAGTACCTGCTGAAAAGTATGACGTATTAGGTGAAATGCAAGCTGAAATCGATTCACTCAAAACTAAACTTGACGAGTCAATCGAAGATAAAATGAGCCTTGTATCAGAAAAACAAGAGTTGCTTCGTGCAAAAGTAATTGCTGAATCAACTACAGATTTAACTGTAACCGAAGCTGAAAAATTTACGAAACTTATTGAAGACGTAGCTTTTGATGGTTCAGATTTGTTTGCTGAGAAAGTAGCGGTAATTAAGGAAAACTATTTCCCTAAAGTTAAAGCTACTGAAGAGGACAAAATGAGTGACCTTGTTGAAGGTACACTTGTTGATGAAACCAGCCCAGTTAGCATTTACGCACAGGCAATTTCTAAGTCGCTTAAAAAATAATTTTACACTAACCAAAACATCAAAACCCAAATAGGAGAATACAGATGTATCTTTCAGAAGAAATCCAACAAAAATGGAGCCCAGTACTGGACCACCCAGAACTCGGAACCATTAAAGACAGCTACCGCCGTACGGTTACTGCTGTTGTTCTTGAAAACCAAGAGAAAGCCCTTCGTGAGGAGCGCAATCTTACTGAGGCGGCTCCATCCAACTCAGTAGCCGGTGGCGGCATTGACAACTATGACCCAATTCTTATCTCATTGGTTCGTCGTTCATTGCCTAACCTGATGGCTTATGACGTTGCTGGTGTTCAGCCAATGACTGGTCCAACAGGCTTGATTTTCGCAATGAAATCTGCTTATGGAACACAAAACGGTGCAGAAGCATTGTTCAACGAAGCTGACACAGACTTCTCTGGTGCAGGCACACACGCTGGTTCAAACCCAGTTGACGGTACATACACAACAGGTACTGGTGTATCAACAGCAACTGGCGAGGACTTCGGCGGTGCTACAACTCTTAACGAGATGGCTTTCTCAATCGAGAAAACAACTGTTACTGCGAAAACCCGTGCATTGAAAGCTGAGTATTCAGTAGAACTTGCTCAGGACTTGAAAGCAGTTCACGGTCTTGACGCTGAGTCAGAACTTTCAAACATTCTTTCACAAGAAATTCTTGCTGAAATTAACCGTGAAGTTATCCGTACAATTTACAAAGTTGCTAAACCAGGTGCGGCTTCAACTGCAACTGCTGGCACATTTGACCTTGACGTTGATTCAAACGGTCGTTGGAGCGTTGAGCGTTTCAAAGGCTTGTTGTTCAACATCGAGCGTGATGCTAACGTAATCGCACAAGACACTCGTCGTGGTAAAGGTAACTTCATCATCTGTTCATCAGATGTTGCTAGTGCCCTTGCAATGGCTGGCGTACTTGATTACACACCTGCTCTTTCAACAGACTTGAACGTAGATGACACAGGCAACACTTTTGCTGGTACACTTAACGGTCGTTACAAAGTTTATATCGACCCATACAGTGCAAACACTGGTGCCGCTTCTCAGTTCTACGTTGTTGGCTATAAAGGTTCATCAGCTTATGACGCTGGTATCTTCTATTGCCCATATGTACCACTACAAATGGTCCGTGCCATCGACCCAGCGACCTTCCAGCCGAAAATCGGTTTCAAGACTCGCTATGGTATGATTGCTAACCCATTCGTAACACAAGCCGGTGGCGCAACAGACGGTGACACATTCACCGCCGACCGCAACCAATATTACAGAAGCGTTAAAGTTACTAACCTTATGTAATCTGTATAATAAGGAGTGGGGGATGTCGTGGAGACTAACCCCCACCACTTATACAAGGAGGAGCCCAGTTAGTTTACTAGCTGGGTTTTTTCTTATCTACAACTATTATAAATAGTAGTAAGGAGACTAATATGGCATTTAATCCAATTACTAATGTTGCAGAATCAGGTGAAACAGGTTCTAGCAATCCGTCTGAACTAGATTACTTACGCCCTAATGGATTTAGATTTCAGATTCATAACATTCCCAATGTGTCTTTCTTTTGTCAGGCAGCCAATTTACCTCAAATGTCTTTAGGTAATGCAATAGTTGAAACACCTCTTTCTACCTTGGCTTTCCCTGGTGAAAAGTTACAGTTTGGTGAGTTAATTATTAGATTTCTTGTACAAGAAAATATGGCTAACTATAAAGAACTTTACAACTGGCTTGTTGGTTTGGGTTCACCTGAAAGACATTCACAGTTTACCGAATATGTAGATGGACAAAGATATAGATTTCCTAATCAAAATTCTAAAGCAAAAGATTTAGGTCAATTTAGTGACGCAACTTTATTTGTTTTAGACTCAAACAATAATCCAAACATTGAAATAAGATTTAAAGATGTGTTTCCAATTAGTCTTGAAGGACTAGATTTTGATATCAGTTCAGGAGATACAAACTATTTTGTAGGTGTAGCGGCATTTAGATATAGAATATTTGATGTAGAAACGGTCACCTAATACTTGACTTTGGTCAAAAAATTTGTTATAGTATGTATAAATAAACACCTTGAATTGAGTATATTATGATAACACTAAAAGAATTACAGGACATGTGGACTGAAGACTGTAAGATTGATGAACTCAATCTAGGCAGGGAAAGTACAAAAACCCCAGAATTGCACAGCAAATATCTGGCACATATGTCACAAGTTCGTTTACAACTAAGAAAATCCGAAGCGGCTCTACTAAAACTTAGACGTATAAAATCTCAATATTTCCGAGGTGAGTTAAGTAAATTTGACTTGGATGCTTTGGGCTGGGAACAATACTTAGGACCTAAACCTCTCAAAACAGATATGAATGAAATGTTAGATGCTGATGATGATGTCATTGAGCAAACTAATAAAGTGGAATACATACGCACCTTAGCAGATTATGTAGAGCGTATCATGCGTTCTTTGAATAGTCGTACATGGGATATTAAAAATAGTATAGAGTGGACAAAATTCACAAACGGTCTCATGTAATGATAACAGTCACTAAAAAAGATGAAGTAAATTTAAACATTGAGTGTGATATAGGTATTGCACAAGAGATTAATGATTTCTTCACCTTTGATATTCCAGGTGCTAAATTTATGCCGGCTTACAAGTCTCGTATGTGGGATGGTAAAGCTAGATTATATAATATGTATACTAAAGAACTACCTGTAGGTCTTCTCAAATATTTAAAAGAATTTTCTGAACAATTAGAATATAGATTAAACATTAATATTGATGAACCAGGTGACCCAGTATCTTTTGAATATGTTAAAAAGTTTGCAGAAAGTCTTAATTTACAAAGTGGTGGTAAACCAATTGAAATTAGAGATTATCAAATAGAAGCAGTCGCACACTCTATTAGAGAAGCTAGAGCATTGCTTCTTTCTCCTACTGCATCAGGCAAGTCACTTATACTTTATAACCTTGCAAGGTTTTATCAGTCCCGTGGTAAACGGCAATTGCTCATTGTTCCTACTACCAGTCTCGTAGAACAAATGTATGGGGACTTTCAAGATTATGCATCAGCCGATGACTGGAAAGCATCTGAAAATTGCCATCGTATATATGGCGGTAAAGAAAAGTCAAATGAATTTCCTATTACTATTTCAACTTGGCAATCTATTTACAAGTTTCCTAAGAAGTGGTTTGATAAGTTTGATGTAATATATGGTGATGAGGCGCATAACTTTAAGGCAAAATCTCTTACATCTATTATGAACAAATGTGTTAATGCACCTTTCCGTTTCGGAACTACAGGCACACTTGATGGGACAAAAACACATAGACTTGTATTAGAGGGTTGCTTTGGACCAGTTGAGAAAGTAACAACAACAAAAAAACTTATGGATGATGGACAACTTGCAGAATTAAAAGTCACTTGTCTCATGCTAGAATATGCAGATGCAGAACGTAAGTTAGTGAAGGAAATGAATTATCAAGAAGAAATGGATTTTCTTGTTTCGCATGATAAACGAAATGCTATAATACGAAATTTATCTGTAACACAAAAAGGTAATACACTTGTTCTTTTTCAATTTGTTGAAAAACACGGTGCAACTCTTTTTGATATGATTAAACGTAAGGTAGATGACGGGCGGCCTGTATATTTTGTTTATGGTGGTACTGATACAGAACAACGTGAACAAATTCGTGCTTTAACTGAAAAATCAAACAATACTATTATTATTGCTTCATATGGCACTTTTTCAACGGGCATAAATATAAGGAACTTACATAACGTAGTGTTCGCTTCTCCCTCAAAAAGTCGTATTAGAAACTTACAGTCTATTGGACGAGGTCTGCGTAAAGGTGATGAAAAAGTTACTTGCAATCTATTTGATGTAGGTGACGACCTATCTTGGAAATCAAAAAAGAATTATACTCTTAATCACATGATTGAACGTATTAAATTATATAATGAAGAAGGATTTAAATACAAACTCATTAAGTTGAAAACATATGAATAATGATATTAAAGTAATAAAGTTTGACAACGGAGAAGTTGTTGTTGCAGTTGTTGAAGACCAAGACTTTACCTCCCATAATTTTATTAATATTGTATATCCCATACAAGTTATTACTGAAGCTGATTTAAAAAATGGGGAAGCTATTGAGAGATATTCTCTTAAACCTTGGCTAGGAATATCAGGGGAGACCCTCTACACAATTAACACAAAGAATATAATTACTATGGTTAATTTAAAAGTTAATCATGTTGAGGGGTTTGAGCGTATGGTAGATATGTATTATCCAAGCGAAGAACGCCTACAAGAGATACTAGAAGAAGCTGAACAGATGGATGATATATTAGAATACTTAGAAGCTAAGAACAATAATGAAATCAATTAATATTGTTCCTAACGCTACAGAGCGATTATACACACAAAACGACAGTGATGTCAAGAACTATTTTTATAATGGAGACCATAATGACTAAAGAGAAAAAAAGAGGGAAACACTACATTGACAATAAGGAGTTTCTCGTAAAAATTTCAGAATATAGAGAAAGACGTTTGGCGGCTGAGGCTGCTGGCGAAGAAAAACCTCGTGTAACTAATTATTTGGGTGAATGTTTTGTTAAGATTGGTAATCACTTAGCATATAAATCTAACTTTGTAAATTATAGTTTTCGAGATGAAATGATTTTAGATGGTATTGAAAACTGTATTACATATATGGATAATTTTGACCCAGCTAAATCATCTAATCCCTTTGCTTATTTTACACAAATTACTTATTATGCATTTCTTCGCCGTATTCAAAAAGAAAAGAAACAGCTTGATACCAAATACAAATATATCAACAGTTTAGATATGCAAGAACTATTTGCTTCAGCCGATGGTTCAGAGGGAAGTACTGAATTTTTAGAATACATGCGTAAACAGGTTGACGAAGCCGGTACGCTTGAACAGCAACATGCTGAACAGAAATCAAAAATTAAACCTCGCCGTCCTAAATATCTTGATGATAAAGAAGCATTAAAATTAGCAAAAGAAAAAATCGAACCTATGAAAGACTTAGAGGAAGATAATACCGATGCATGAGTATAGAGTAAAAATTGTACGAGTAGTTGATGGCGACACTGTTGATGTTGACATTGATTTGGGTTTCGGTGTATGGTTAAAGAACGAAAGAGTTCGTCTATTAGGTATTGATACACCTGAATCCAGAACAAGGGATAAAGAAGAAAAAGTCTATGGCCTTAAGGCTAAGGAGTTTCTTAAGGAACAACTAAAAAAGGGTGCTATCCTAAAAACACATAAAGATGGTAAGGGTAAATTTGGTCGTATCTTGGGTGAGTTTATTGTTGAATATGAAGAATATGACGGAACTATGACAGTAAGACGAAACGTAAATCAGTTTATGATTGAAAAGCATCATGCGGTTGCATATCACGGGCAATCAAAAGAGGATATTTCTAAAGAGCATTTAAAAAATCGCCTTTTGGTTGAATAATACTTGACATTACCTAAATAATAGTGTAAGTTTATGTTATGAATATAAAATACTCTGAAATTTTTTATAGCTTTCAAGGTGAAGCAGAACTAGCTGGCAAGCCATCAGTTTGGTTACGGTTTTTTGGTTGTAACCTTGAATGTAATGGCTTTGGTCAAACTAATCCTGCTGACGAATCTACATGGGAACTTCCTTATAAAGATGTTAACCTAGATAATATATCATCTGTTGATGAATTGCCTGTCTTTGATAAAGGATGTGACTCCTCATATTCTTGGTCGTTTAAATATAAACACTTATGTCCGTCTGAAGATGTTTCAGTTGTTTGTGACAAAATTGAAGAAAAACTTCCTTCAGGAAGATTTGTTTCCTTAGTTTATAATACTGGTTCTACAGACAACATGCTCTGTTTTACAGGTGGAGAACCAATGCTTCGTCAAAAACATATGGAAGCAATTATCAGAGAATTTATCAAACGCAATAATATCCCGAAGACTATTACAGTAGAAACAAATGGCACAAAACCTATTACTACTGAATTGAAAGATTTTATTAGTGAGATTACACGGGAATATGATATTCGTTGGCATTGGGCAATTAGTCCTAAATTATTAAATACAGCAGGCGAAAAAGATGCTGTAATACCTGATGTTATTGTAGGGTATGCTGACACTTGCCCACAAGTTACAACAATTTTAAAATTTGTATGTAATGGCTCTGATGAATCTTGGGCAGAGATTGAAAATGCTTTATTAAATATTGATTTAGAATTTGGATACATTATGGATAAAGTAAAGTTTCCAAATGTCTGGATTATGCCTGTGGGTGCAACTAAAGAAGCACAAGAGGAAATTGCTGATATAACAGTAGAGACAATGCGCCGAGGATACAATGTGGCTACACGCAATCATGCGTATGTGTTTGGAAATCAAATAGGAACTTAATTATGGAATTTAATATGAAATTAAACAAAGGTGATGTAACTGCAAAATTTGAAGCATCTAAATACTATGCTGACGTAAATGTAACTATATCAGATTCTGCAAAAAACTATGAAGTTAGTTGGCGTGAGATTGATAAACTTGTCAATACACTAGCTGAACAAGTTAAGGGTAAAGGGTATGACCGCATTATAGGTGTTGCTCGTGGGGGATGTGTTCCTGCTGTTATGCTTAGTAACAGACTTGATATTTCATATGAACAAATTGTTTGGCAAACTCGGGATGGCAAAAATCAGGAAGTTCAAAAACTAAGAGAAATGCGTGATGCAGGAGGTAAGACCCTTATTGTTGATGACCTGATTGACAGCGGACTCACAGTCACCCAACTCAAATCAATTGCACCTCACTTCGATGTAGCAGTTTTATATGCAAAAACGGACACAAAACTGGTTGACTATGTAGCAAAACCGATGTATGATGATGCTCGTTGGTTAGCGTTTCCTTGGGAGTAGATATGAAAGTAAGTGACAACATTAAACAGCGTCTTGAAGTAGGCGCATATCGGTATCATGCATCAGACAATATTAGTCAATGCATTTATCCGGGTGAACACGAACTTCTTATTGATGAAGTAACAGAAAAATTTGAAGATGTTTTACAAAGCCTTTTAATTGATACTGAAGGCGACCCTAATAGCAAGGGTACTGCAAAACGTCTTGCTAAAATGTATATTAATGAAATTATGGGCGGTCGCTATTATAATGCACCCAAAGTTACTTCTTTTCCTAATGATGAACAGTATGACCAACTGATTGTTGTTCGTTCAGATATTAAGTCTATGTGTTCTCACCATCATCAACCTGTAACAGGTGTTTGTTACATTGCATGTATGCCCGGTGAAAATCTTATTGGACTTTCTAAGTACACAAGAATTGCACAACACCTCGCATCTAGAGGACATTTACAAGAAGAACTTACAGAGATGATTGCAAGTGAGATTCAACGTCTTACTAAATCTCCTGCTGTAGGTGTTTACATTAGAGCAAGACATGGTTGCTGTGAAAACCGTGGTATTCGTTCCTCAAATAGTGCCACACAAACCACAGTTCTTAAAGGTGCATTAAAGACTGACCCTGCTCTTAAAAATGAATTCATGCACAACATTCAAATTCAAGAGAATTTGTGTAATGGATAATCAAAAACAGGTAATGGTTGACAT